CTGCAAAATAAATTTGAGAGGTAATTTGATTATGCAAGATGATCTTAAATCAATTTCGGAAGAATTAGATAAATTTAATTCGGAAAGTGCCAAAATTGTAAAACAAAACCATGAATTTTGTATAATTGGTAAAAATGGGCATAATTTTGGTTGTTATAAAAATGAAAAGGATGCTATTAATCGTCTAAAACATGTTGTAAAACAACAATTCGATATGGGGGAAAAGACCGAAGCATATGTTAAAAAAGTTGGTCCTCCGGACAAACCATATTGTGTAATAACAGAACAAACTGGAAAAAATATGGGTTGTTATAAAACAAAAAAAGAAGCAGAAGACAGATTGGTCCAGATTAAAAGATTTGCATAGTGTATAATCTATAGAAAGAAAAGGAGAAAATTTTATGGCAAACAAAGCAGATGAAGCGGTAAAAAATGTTGTTCTTGGAGTAGGTCAACTATTAATGGATTTAGATACACTTAATTCTCTTTCCACAGAAGAAAAGGATCGTTTAAACACCATGGCTTCACAGGTTGTTGGTTTGAGAGATACTGGTAAATTTAATATAGCAATCAATATAGATAGAGATGATATTAAAAGATTGCGAAGGGATTTGGCTAGTGCTATTTCGGCGGAAAAATTTGTTAGTGGTTTTATGACAGCGATTCAACTTCTTGCGGCAGTAGGAGCAATTTAATGAAAAAATTATTTGTTTTATGTTTGTTTTTAACCGGATGTGCAACTAGTCCTAAAATTGCACAAGAAGCTTTAACCAAAGGACAAAAAGCCAATCAACAAATTACACAAGCATTTTTTATTAAAGGATGGGGTTTAAATCGTGCTTTAATTACTGAAGCAAGACAAAAATGGGTTTATGAGACGCAATTAAATCTTTTAAGAGCGACAGCAAACGGAACTGTTAAAATTGAAGATGTTGACAAATTGGTGGCGAATCTAAATGATCAACTCGGCAAAGATGAAATCATAACATCAGAAAATTTTGCCTACCTATCTTTCTTACTTTCGTCTAGCGAAACCGCTCAGGGTTATTTGGATATTGTAGATTTCTTTATAGAAGCAGAGAAACCTATGATAGAACATTTGCTTAAAAGCGGTAAAGAAGATGTGAACGATACAGTTGATGAAATTTCTAGTTGGGGTGCTATAATCGGAAATATCAAAGACAAGATACCAAAATTTATTAAAGAAATTGTAAAATAAAAGGGAAAAATAATGAAAAAAATAATTTTAAGTGTAATCGCTAGTCTTATATTGTGTTCGTGTTCACAAATCCAGGGAAAATTTGATCCGCAAAAAATTTCAAAATATGGTTCAGAAATTTCATTAGCAACAAAATATACAACTAAATTTACTCTAAAAAATGAAAATTTATCAAAAAGCAGTTTATCCGAAATTAAAAGTTATTTAATTCTTGCACAACAAACAATTAATTTAGATAAAAAAGTAATATTTGAGAAACTTAATGCATTAATAGAAACAAAAATTACAAATCCAGGCACGAGATCTATTACAGAATTTGTTATTAATAATATAGAAAAATATACTAATTCATTTAATATAGATTTAACAACAAATCAAGAATCAGTAAGAACGATTGTTTTATGCGCATTAAGTGGAGCATTGGATGCTGTTGATGAATTATTGAATGTGAGTTAATATGAATAAGAAATATTTTTATATATCAATCCCGGTATTTTTAAGTTGTTTCTTTGTTTTTTTATTTTCAATCACTATAAATAAACCTTTTCCTAAAATGAATGATTCGATTGTCCAAATAGAAACACCATTCTCTTTCGGCAGCGGTGTTCTTATAGGCAAGAAACCAAAAGGGGAAGAAACTCTTTATTATGTGTTGACAGCATATCATATTATTAATAATCATATAACCGAAGAAGAAAAAATATTGCAAAATTTAATTTCATTTACTATAACTTCTTTTAATGAAAACGGAGAAGATATAGGTCATAATATTGGATCATTTTTAATTAGTGATGAAAAATTAGATCTGATGATACTTACATTTTTGTCTACAAGAGATTTTTCTGTAACAAAAATTTCTACAAATTATAAATTAATGGACGAGGTATATTCTTGTACTTGCCAATTGTCAGAACCACCTGCGATCACAAAAGGTGTTATATCAAGATTTAAAAAAGAATTTATAGTTAGCGATACTGAAATATCTCCGGGTTCTTCTGGAGGTGGATTATTTATAAAACGTGACGAAGAATTTTATTTAATTGGAATTGCAAATGGAATTGCAGTAAAAAACGGTATTCCTATTTTTCATTGTTCGGCCTATATTTCTTCAAAATCTTTTATTAAATTTTTAGAAGAAAATCACATTCCTTGTACAATATTATAGATATAGTAAAAAAGGAAAATTAATGGAACGTATTTCTTGGGACGATTATTTTATGGTTCAGGCTTTGTGGGCCAGAATCAGAAGTCAAGACGAAAGCACAAAATGTGGTTGTATCTTGATAGACAAAAATAATAAATTAATAGGACAAGGATATAATGGCCATCCCAGAAAAGTAAATTTTGATAAAATGCCAAAAGAACGTCCTGCAAAATATGGACCTATAATTCATAGTGAAAATAATGCAATTTTAAATTGTGCAGGAAATTTAGAAGAGGCTACGGCTTACATAACAGGACCGCCATGTACACATTGTTGGGCGCAATTAATTCAGGTCGGCATAAAAAAAGTTGTATATGGACCTATCGTAACTTCTTCAAAAGGTTTATATGCTGATACTAAATTAGATTCTTTTCCACAAGTTGTTAATGATATGTTAGAAAATCAAAATATAAAAGTTATAAAATGGCAACCGAACAATATAAATTTAATATTATTAGAATTAATGAATCTTATAAATCTAATAAAAGAAAATTATTAGGTGTATAAAGATTGATGGATAACAAACTCCAAATTTATGAACCCTCCGGATTTGCTTTACAAATTTTTAAAGATAGGTATGCAATTTATTCAGAAGAAACATTTCAAGAAGCATGTCATCGTGTAGCTAATTTTATAGCTAGCGCAGAAGATGGAGAAAAAATAAAAGAATTCGAAAAAAGATTTTTCGATATTATTTCTACAAATAGATTTTCTCCTGGCGGCAGAATTTGGAGAGGCGCGGGGCGCAAACGTAGCGCGTGTATGAATTGTTTTGTCTTGCCATCCGAAGATAGTCGAGAGGGATGGGCCGAACTATTAAAAGAAGTAACCATTATTAGTGGTCTCGGTGGGGGTATAGGTATAAGTTTTGATAATATTCGCCCAAGAGGAACGGAAATTAAAGGAACTGGTGGAATTGCTACCGGCGCAGTTTCCTTAATGAAAATTATCAATGGTGTTTGTAATGAATTAAGAGAAGGTGGTGGACGAAGATCCGCACTTCTTTTTGGTTTAGGTTATTGGCATCCAGATATAGAAGAATTTCTTAATGTTAAACTTGATAAAAAAGAATTAAATAATGCAAATATAAGTATTTTAGTCGATGATGAATTTTTTGATTTAGTCGAATCGGATGGTGATATAGAATTAAAATGGCAAGATAAAATAATTAAAACTATAAAAGCTAAATGGCTTTATAATAAAGTTATAGAAAATTCATTAAAAACTGGTGATCCAGGATTTTTAAATTTAGGCCATGCTAAAAAAATGAATAATCTTTATTATTGCAGAGAACAAACCTGTAGTAATCCATGTGGTGAACAAATTTTGGCACCGCATTCTGTTTGTTGTCTTGGTGCGATAAATTTAAGCACACACGTTAAAGAAAATGGTGAAATAAATTGGGCTTTATTAGATGATACCATAAGACTTTCTGTAAGATTTTTGGATAATGTAATAGATAAAAATGAATATCCGTTAGAAATTATAAAAGAAATTTCTCAAAAAGAAAGACGCATTGGTCTTGGAATAATGGGTCTTCACGACATGTTTCTTAAAATAGGTATTAAATATAGTTCAGAAAAAGCATTAGAAACTACAGATAAAGTAATGTCTTTTATAAAAAAGAAAAGCTATGATAGCAGTATTTTTTTGGCGGTAGAAAAAAGTCAATTTAGATTATTAGATAGAGAAAAATTTATCCAAAGTGGATTTTGTCAAAAAGCATTAACTCCGGCATTAAGAAAAAAAATATTAGAATATGGTATAAGAAATTGTTTTTTGCTTACAATTGCCCCAACAGGAACAACCAGTATAGTTGCGGGATGTAGTTCTGGTATTGAGCCAATGTTTGCACCCGTATATAAAAGAAATTTTAATAGACATAAAGATTTTCATGCTACCGCCGTTAATCAATCAACAGAAATTGTTGTTCACCCTTTGTTGAAAAAATTTATAGAAGAAAATAAAGATTATTCTCATTTTGAGGGAGCACATGAAATATCTCCTGAACAACATTGTAAAATTCAAGAAATGTGTCAAAAACATCTAGATAATTCTGTAAGTAAAACCATTAATCTTCCAGAAAGTTCAACGGAAGATAATCTTTCAAACATAATATTAAAATACATAAGGAATTTAAATGGAATGACCATATATAAAGATGGAAGCAAAGGCAAAAGTCCTGTTGAACCGCTTCCAATAAAAGAAGCTAAAAAATATTTAAACGAATGTTTGGTACAATCCACAGATAATAGTTGTGTTTCAGGTAAATGTGATATATAAAAGGGCGTGAAATTTAGTGAATAATGAAAGAAAAAATCTTCAAGAAGCCGTAGATGCAGTTGATAAAAACGGAAGTGTGGCAGCAGCGGCAAAAGTATTAAATATACCTAGAAAAACATTGAGTGGAAGATATAACAAGGCACTCGATAAAGGTTATGTATCTGGTACGCCTATGTTATCTCCCAATCAAGAAATAGGATTAGATTCAAAATTAAAAACAGTTGTTAGAGAAAAAAGAGATCTTCAGAAAAAATACGAGGAACTTTTAAAACTTTTTGAAAATCAATCCGGACAAATTAATACAATAGAATTATTTAGTAAAAATATAGATTTAATTCAACATGAAAAAATCAAAATAATTTCTGAAGGAAAACCATCGGAATCAACGGCCATTATTTTATGTTCCGATTTACATTATGAGGAAACTGTTGATCCTAGAACAGTAGATGGTCTAAATGAATATAATATAACAATAGCAAAAGAAAGATTCCAAAAAGTATTCCAGAATGGATTAAAATTAATAGAAATGTGCAGAAGCAAATCAAATATAAATAATCTTGTTTTGTGGTTAGGTGGAGATTTTATCAACGGTTATATTCACCCAGAATTCATAGAAAACAATGAAATGTCTCCAATAGAAGCT